GGGGTCTTGGCATATCAGTTTAACCTCATTCGCTTCATGCAAGATCATGTTGAGGGTGGAGATAAGTTCATCGACATGGCTCAAGAGCAGGGTGCTCTTTTCGACATCGCTCGGATGCTCACCAACGGTGGTGAGCTACCCCTTGACTAAGGAGAACTGTAATGGCAACGACTGCAATCGAATGGGCAACGCATACGATGAACCATCAAGCAGGGTGTACGAAGGCTTCACCAGCCTGTAAACACTGCTACGCTATCCCCTTGAGCGTTCGTATCAAGAACATGGGTAATAGCTCACGATACGATGGTGTGACGAACAATGACTTGAAGAACCCGAAATGGACAGGGGTGGTCAAAGCAGACTTGACTAAGCTGAAGTCAAACTTTGCCGAGATCAAGAACGCATCGAAGTCTCGTAGGACTTTCTATGGGTCGATGACTGACCTGTTCCATGAGTCTCTTGAGGTGGAGAGTGATGAGCTTAAGGCTCTTGCTGATGAGGTGCGAGGGCTTGATGGAAACTGTAAGGCAGATCAAGTAGTGATGATCTTAACGAAGCGTCCTCAGAAGCTCTTAGGTTGGCAACAGCACTACTTCCCTCAAGGTTTGCCTAAAGAGGTGTGGGTTGGGGCTACAATCGAGGATCAGAAGCGAGCTGATGAGCGTATGCCTATCTTGACTAAAGTTAAGGCTAGTGTGCGTTATCTGTCTTGTGAGCCTCTGTTTGAGCGTGTTGTCCTCAAGGATGAGTGGTTGACGAATACCGAGTGGATCATCGCTGGTGGTGAGTCGGGTCATCATGCTCGTGTAGCCGATCCCGATTGGTTTAGATCGTTGCGAGATCAGTCGGTCAGTGCTGGTATTCCATTTCACTTTAAGCAGTGGGGAGAGTGGAATGAGCGTATGGTGCGTATCGGCAAAAAGAAGGCTGGTCGTGTGCTTGATGGTCGTACTTGGGATGAGCATCCTTAGACCGTAACCCCTTATCTATAGGTTCATATAAGCCGATACTCTTGAAAGGAGAACCCCAAATGGCATACGACTTTGCAACAATCAATCAGCTCGCAGGAAAAACCCTAATGAGGGTCGAGAAGCAAGACAAGCATGACGATCAGCTTTGGTTCTACACAACCGACAACAAAGCTGTGAAGATGTATCACAGCCAGGACTGTTGTGAGAGCGTCTACATCGAGGACATCGCAGGTGATCTCAATGACCTTGTAGGCAATCCAATCCTCCGAGCAGAGGTTCGTACAGAGGATGGTCAATCTGACTATGGTGATCTGACCTATACTTACTATGAGCTTGCTACCATCAAGGGTAGCGTAACGATCCGATGGTATGGGTCAAGCAATGGCTACTACAGTACAAGTGTCTACCTTGCCGAGTACGATGTCGATAGTGACGGTGATATTGTGTGGTCTAGCGAAGATATAGATTGGTAAATCATATAAGTACCCTAACCCACTAAGGTTAGGAGAAACCTATGAAAGTACCCCCTTGGAAAGATGCCTTTCACCAATACTTGAACTCGATTGAAGAACGAGAGCGAGAGGCTTATTCCATTATATTCAACTCGGAGCTTGGGCTTAGGATTGATCTATCACACCCACTCAAAGGTGTCACTTCTATTAAGTTTGAAGGCACACCAGAGAGCATTGAGAAGATTGAGGGCATCTGTGATGTGGTTAAAAACTATGTCCGAGTCTATACGATCACAAATCGTGGTAGAAATCTGTTAGATACCATGCCTATTTACGACTTTGATAACATCGTCTGTGATAAAGACACGCTCAAGGCTTTTATTGCCGAGAACAAGATGAGATACCCAAACTACAACCACCTGGTAGACTTTTATCAAGTGGTCATTTCTGGGTTGAGAGGATATTGATATGTATACGACCGATAAATGCGTTGAAGATGAGGTTTACTGTAATGTCAGTATGCTCATGGCAGAAATCTTGAAGAACCCCGATGCTGTAGATTCCGAATGGTATGAGGATCTGTTCTATGTCCTTCAAGACATGGAGGAGGTGGAGTCTATGCGTGAGAGTGGGGATTGCTATGTTGAGCCATTGAGCTTCTGGGCTATCTCGGAGCGTCTAGCTGTGTTCTTGAAGCTAGAGGGTCATCCTGTCACGAACTACTTTGGCACATGGATTTGGGGTCGCCCCACACATGGACAGTTGATTAAGTGCGATGGAGTGATTGAGAACTTTGTAGAGGAGGTCAACAACGCTTCTCTTTAATAGTTTCTTTATAGGCTTCTCATAATCGACAAAGGAGAATGACTTATGAATAGAAACGCATCAGAACTGATAAGAAATCTTGAACAACGAGTAGCTAGACTTGAGCAAACAAAAACTGCTGGTGGTCTGCCTCTTGAGTTATACTTTTACGAGGGCAAGGTAGGGGTTGCTGTGGACTCGGACACCCACGCTTCTACCGAGCTTAAAAGCCTCTACCATTCAGAGGTTAAAAAGCAATCACTAGGGTATGAGATTGTTTATTTCAAAGAGCCACGGCTTACCACAGAGGGCGTAGACACACTTCGGATATGGGGTGGTGGGAAAACCATATCGAGAGGGAAGCTGACTTCCAAAAACAGCTCGGTAGACCAAAGGGATCTCGTTCTAAAGTTGTACTTGAACCCTATGCTTTATACATACCTCAAAAAGCTATTTGATCTTACTACGACCGAGATTACTATCTACTAAAGGTCTTACCTCAGCCATGAGGGGATACGCTTGGTGTACTTATCTGCTAACTTAGAAGCACACCAAGCGTTCGGTTTGACTTCAACGCTATCGTAGCCATACCCTCGCACCATAGCGACTAGGGATCGAGAGAATCTACCTGTCCTGTGGCTTGTGTTCTCATGGCTAACATCTAGGTGGATAGTGATGTTAGCATGAGGTATGATTTCTTTTATGCTACAGGCTAAGTCGATAGTGGTTTGAGTCTCACAGAAGATACGCTCATAAAGGCTGTGGTGTCGTGGCCTACTTCTGTGTTCGAGGTAAAAGTATCGGCAGTGGTATTCTGGATCATCACAGAGGACTGCGATCACAGAGACTAAAAAAGTACCAGAGTTGAATGGCTGGCTATCAGTTCCTAAAACGATCTCGTGTTCGTACCGAGATGCTTCTTTTAGGAACTGGATGATACAGTCATACTCTATGATTTTTTTAGTGCCTGTTTTCCACATCACCTCCACCTTTCATTATTTGTTTATAGTTAATCATACCATATAAGGAGGGCTACTTATGTTTCACCATTTAACCTTAGCTGTAAGAGACAGAATGATCAAAGAGCTACAAGAGTATTGGCAGGATCACCCCCGATACAAGACTCTAGCTCAAAACATACAAGGCAAATATGCTTTCGAGGAGCGACCTCAGTTCGGGATGGTGGTCAAGACAGGGGGTGCAAGTAATGTGGTACTTAGTCCAGATAACTTTATAGCCACCGTCAAAGGTTCAGTTGTCTTAGCGAGTGTGCTTGGCAAGAAAAGCGTAGCGATTGAGTGGGTGAGGGAGTCCACTTTTGAGACACCGAGAAAAGGGGTGTACCACTTTAAGTTTGCTAAAGCACCTGGAACAGACCCCAATAAATATGTCATCACACAGGACATATATCAGTACCAAAAGGAGGATGTGCTGATCTTTACGAACCCGACTACGATTGAGCTACTTGAAGAACCAGTAGCTAACTCGTTTAGGTTGATAGAAGATCCTTCTGGTCGTCTATTGGAATCAACAGAATACACGAGGGTTGGTACAACAGTCACTTTGGCTGAAGAAGTACCTAGAGGGTTAAGTCTAAGAGCACAATACACATATAAAGAAGCAGACGCTCCCGACCCCTACACAGTATATCCCGACCAAGTTTATCGAGAAATCATACCTGGTTGTCTTATAGCGATTGGGAGATGGATTGAAGACGGAGATGAACAGATCATAGTGGTTGAAGATGCACAACAAGCTACTTATCACGAGTATGGAGGTCGCTGGGATATAAGCGTAGACATTGATTTAGTGACTAGGGATGTTCATAGCCAAGCCGACATAGCCGATAGGACTGTTGTCTGGCTTTGGTCTAGTCTTAGACCTAAGCTCGCCAATCTAGGGTTAGAGGTTTCGGATGTGAGCTTGGGTGGTGAGGGTGAAGAGGTATATGACGATAACGCTGACGATTATTTTTACACAGCGAGCATGAGTCTATCTATCCAAGCGGACTGGTTCGTTCACTTCCCACTGGTCATACCTTTGTTGAGGTATAACTTAGAGGGTGTTGTACCTGTTAAAGAGATTATCACCTCTCCTATAGCTGGTATCGGATCTGATACAGATTTCTTACAGAGGCTTCTTTAATAGTTTATTTATGAAACGACTTATACAAGAGAAAGGGTCTATTTATGCCTATCCTAAAGTTCCAATGCACAAGTTGTGGTTTCTCACAGCGTAAAAGAGTCTCACGAGGTACTGATAGTGTTTCATGTACTTGTGGGGAAAGTGCATTTGCTGAAGGCTCTCCTAATCTCACGGTAGGGTTTCAAGCTGATGTCTCTCAATCTATGCGAGTTCAAGACTCTGGTATAGAGTCTTTCGACATGGATTATGATCGAGTGATTGGCGAGGACGCTCAAGCGAAGTGGGATATAGTCTACAGGAGAAATCGGGATAAATGGGACATCTTACATTCTACGGGTGATACTGGGAATGACATAATGAGATTACCCGATGGGTCATACGATTCTTTGCCCGACCCTGCAAAGGTGTTTCGTGAGACTCGTCTGACTGGAATGAATAAATTAGAACAACAAAGATCATCCTCAACTAAGGAGTAAAGCTCATGGCTATTGAAGGCGGATACGCACCACCAGGGGTATACACCCGAACAATTTTTGAAGATACCAATACTAATCTCGCCCAGTTGCAAGGTAAAGTACCGACCATCATCGGTGTCGGTAAACAAACCTTTCAAGTAACAGGGAGTGAGTTAGTAAGGGGATCTTCTGCAACCATAGATCAAAGGATCGTAGAAGAAGATCCCACAGGTCGAATGATTGCTGACACGAACCCCGATGGGTCTTTTGTGTTATCTGATTTCGATGGTGTCTTGACAGAAGTATATGTGAGACACTTCCCTATCGTAACTGGAGACGGATCGGGAACAACCTCAAATACCCCTAGCTCTGTATCAGCGACTATCAATGGCAACGCTACTGTTATCATTGAGGTTGATGGTGCGAATGGGAAAATTCGTCTCGCAGAAGCACCAAGTCAAGGTGATGATGTTAGGATTTCTTACTTCTTCAATCGCACAGATACTTTTGTTGAAGATGAGGTTTTAACCTCACAGGTTTCTGATTTCCAAACAGAGATCAGAGGTTCTGCTTCTACCTTTGTGATTACTGCCGAGACTAATACTCTTATCCTCACTTGTGACGGTGAGACTCAAGTCCTCACACTTGGTGTTGAAGCAAATAGAGCCGACTCTCTCGATAAGGTTCAGAACATCATTAATGGTGCAGGGATTGGATCACTTGAGGCAAGCACTTATATTGATCAAGACGGATCGGAGAACCTCCTTCTTTCTGCTGACGGCGAAATCATCGTAGGTGCAGGTTCTGCTAACCTCGCTCTTGGTATTTACACCAATCAGAGAGGCACAGCTAGAAATCGTACCTTCTTCACCACGAATGGGCCAATTGTTGACGGAACAAACGCAGGTGTCATCACTACTGATGTTAGCCTCATCACAGTTAAGGTAGATAACACTGTCGTTCAAGCCGAGTCTGTTGACGGTGCAAATGGGTCGTTTACTCTTGCGAGTCCTCCAATCGTAGGCTCAACAGTAAGTGTTTCCTACTACCACAACACATTCCGAGATCAGTTCGATTACATCCCTGGTCGTGATGTTAAATCACTTGATCGTGTTTCACTTGTTGCGAGTGGAGGTGGAGCGGCAGCTCAGTTCATTCAAGATGTAGATTTCGTACTACATGACGATAAGATCGTTTGGGGTACTGCTTCAATCGTATCTCAAGGTGATATCCAGACTGGTAATAC